TTGGGCGTCGCCTCCATCCGGTTTTTTTTCGGCCAGCCGCCGTATTCGCCGGTTTCCCCGGTGATGATCGCATGCCGCACGGTTGCGTTTTGCTCTGTCGGGTTTTGCAGCAGCATGATCTTGCCAGCCTTTTCCTTGCTGATGACTGGCCAGCCAAACTCCTGCAAGACCTGAACCTTGCTTTTCAACGGCTTCAGGAACACGAAAGACGGCGCTTCGCCATCGCCCATCCAGTTTTTGTATTCGGTCTCCATCTCTGCTGCCATCTTCTTGTGCACCTGCTGTACGCCTTTGCCTTCCAGCGAGGAGCAGGACACGCATGTAACGGGCAGCCCGATGCTCTCCAAAAAGTAGTGCAGCGTGATGGAATCCAGGCCTCCCACGGACAGGTGCACGCCCTTGTCGTGCTCTTTTGCCCAGTAGTAGAATGCCTCGGCCATTTTCTGCGCGTGCTCCACCTTGCGCTTGTAATCCCACTTCTGCATCGTCTGAAAACGCTCGATGTTTGCCAAAGAGCCATTTTCAGCCATAATCTCCTGTACGGTTTTCATGCTTGTTCCTCCTTCATCTGTCCGCTCCTCCGTTCGCTCCCATGTACTTCTTGCGTCCCCGCTCCCGGTGGCGGTCCTCGTGGTCGTAGTGGTAGACCTTGCCTGTATCCAGCATCTCTCGGGTGTAAGCGGCTTCTGTGCCGCGCTGTCGCTTGTACTCGGCGTACTTGGGGCAGCTGTCGTGGCAGATCGGGTGCCGGTCGGGGCAGTTTTTGCAGGGGTTAAGGATTTTCATTTTTCTGAACCTCCGGCATCGGCATCCATCTTGGATAAAGCTGCGGGTCAACTGCCACAAAATCCCACGGCGCAGCTTGAGCAAATTTAGCATCCATAAAGACAGCAATCACTTTCCCGTATGCGGCATCCTTTTCCGTCGGTGGGTTCTCTGACGTCTTGCGCCAATGCATCCGGTTTGCAAGGTGGAGCAGCTCCACGGCTTCGTTCATCTGCTGTTCATCTTCACAATGGATGGTCACGTCAAAATCACTGTCGTACATGTGTGCCTTTCCATCTTCACCAAAGGTCACAATCAATTCACCCATTTTGCAGCTCCTTTCTTGTTGGTTCGCTCGCCCGCAGCCTTGCCGCTTCACGCGGGGCGGTGGTGATATCGGCCTGCGCCTGCTTCAAAAACTCGGCACGGCGGTATGTAAGATCCGGCATTTCAGCCAGCTCTGCAAGCCCCCCAACGCTCCCGGCATAGGATTTTGCCGCCGGTGGGAGTTGGTCATACAGGGCTTGCAGTTCTTTCTGTCCGTCACTACGCAGCAGCCCGCCCTTTTCGTCAATGCCGGTCACCATCGGGAACTTGCGCCAGCTCAAAAATGTCTGTGCCTTTCGTGCCGCTACAGCCAGAGCTTCCCATTCAGCGGACGGGTCAAGACACTGGGAAAGCTGCTTGAAGATGTCGGCCACCGTGACCGGATAAACGCATACTCGGTTCGCCGCCAGAAAAGCCCGCTTGACAGTATCGCCGTCATAGTCGCCAAACTGATACGTCCACACATCGATGGTGGTCTGCATCTCCTCATCGGTCAGAGGCTTGGAACCCAGCTTGTACAACACAAAATTCATGCGGATCAGCTTTGCCACGTCTTCCCGCGTCATGTCTCAAACCCTCTTTCTCTGTCCATCTTCGCCAGCACCCGTGCAAGCTGGTCATCTACGGTCTCGGTTGGCTGCTTGCCTCGCGGTCTGGCTTGTCGGCTTTGTTCGTTTGCTTCCACATCCCCCGGTGTGCGCAGGCCGTCTCGTTTCCATCCGGACAATATGCCGTTGATGTAGTTCCACGAGCGCTTTCCGGCTTCTGTGGCCTTGTCAATCGCCAGCAGGATCATCTCTGTGCTGTACTCCTGCCGCCACTTCTGTAGCTTGTCCAGAGCAGAACGTGGGAAGTCTCCAACGGCCTGCTGATAATGCTGGACGATTTTAGAAAGTTCTACGTCAACGGCGGCGGCGCTATTATATATATCCCCGTTAGGGGATATAACAGTAACAGTATCATTAACAGTATCATTAACAGTATCATTAACAGTAACAGATACAGCCGGATTTGCCGCGTTTTGCTGCTTTTGCTCGGCAAAATCGGCATTTGCCGGATTTGCCGCGTTTTGCTGACGTTTGCCGTTTGTTGCTTCTGCACCTTTTCGCCCTGCAGCGGAACGCTTTTCTCGCGTTTCATCCCACTTTTTATCGTTTTCTTCCAGAGCGTCAGCCATAAAGTCCCATGCCATCACAAGCATTGGGTCTTCAAATTCCGGCTGTTCAGGAAAATCGAGCAGCGCCTCAAAAATGCGGCCTTTTTGTTCCAAGGATAGGCGACGCAGCGGTTTTTTCCATGACTTGTAGAGGATTATACTCTTTTTTTCTATCTCTTTCGTTTCAGCTCACCTCCTTTCCGGTACGCCCGTATAGCCAGATAGCACAGCTGCCAAAATCAGAATGGGAGATCGTCCGCGTCGGAAATCTCGGCGAAGTCGTCCACGCTGCCCTGTGCGTAGCTCTGAGGCTGCTGCGGGGCACTGTGCGCGGCGTTTGCTTCTCGCACAGATTTTGCCGTCTGCTTCTCGTAGGACGCCGTGGCGGGCTTGTCTGCCGCCTTGGGGCCGCAAAAGCCGACTTCTGCGGCAAGAACCTCGGTTGCTGTGCGGTTGTTACCGTTCTTGTCCTGATATTGCCGGGTCTCCAGACGGCCCTGCACGGAGATCATGCTGCCTTTCTGGAAATACTTCGATACGAACTCCGCCGTCTTGCGCCACGCTGTGACCGTGATGAAATCCGCCTGGCGCTCTTCGCCCTGCGGAACATAACCGCGGTCAACGGCGACGCGGAACGTGCACACACTGTTCCCGCTCTGGGTGGTCTTCAGCTCAGGGTCGGCTACCAAACGACCCATCAATGCCACAACGTTAAGCATGAGTTAAACCTCCGTCTTCCTCGGCATCGCCGGAACCGACCTCATAGTCGATGTTTGCGCCCATCAAGACTTCGGGACACTCAGCGCGTGCAAAATAAGCTGCAGCGCGGTATTTCAGCATCATTTCGGTCATACGGGGCCAGTAACTGCCTTTCTTGTCCCACCAACCATTATCTTTGGCCATCTTTACGGTGACCTTTGGGCCTTCGACCTTTTCGCCAGTGAGCTTGTCCACGCCAATCAGCCGGCAGCCCCAAGAGGAAGTGTTTTCTTCCCCCTCCATGCGGTAGCGAGTGCGGCCTGCGAACTGGCCGCTATTGTCGATCAGAGCTTTGCAGCTTTTTCCGCTCCATGTGGGCTGACCGTAGACGATATACAGGTTCTGCATGACAAAGAGCTCTGAAACCCCCATGCGCTGTGCCATGTCGCAGGCGATTGCGCAAGAACCGGGGTTCCCAGCGTAGGTGGCAGGCAAGAAGCCCTCCGGCAACTGTGCCAATGCGGAAGCTTTCGATTTCGAGAGCATCCACTTTCTCTCCTCCACGGTGAGCCCCTGTACCTTTTCCGCGTAAGTTTGGTTCTGAGGCTTCTGCGTAAGAACCGGGGCTGCAGGAGCGGGCGCGGTGGTGGAGAGCTGCTTCGCCATCTGAAGTTGCTCAACGGGTGCTTTGACTGTTTCAGCCATGATGAATTTCCTCCTCTGTAAACTTTACATCGATGATGTTTGCGTATCGCATGATGGATTCCAGCTCGGATTTTGTGCACCGAAAAACAAGCTTTCGCTCTCTCGGTTCTTCCTTACGAACGAAATTTGTAAAAAAATCATCATCGTACTCATCCGGCTGGTAATCTGCACCATACGCAATGGAAGGCTTTACAAGCCTTACCTGAAACGGATTTTGCTGAGGTCCTTTGTAGTTGTCCGGCATCCCTTTAATAACCGCTTCCCTGAGCAAGGTGCGATATTCGTTCATGTAACAAAAATCTATGGACTCGTACGGCTCCGGCATGATTTGCTCGCCTGCCGCCGCGTGGATAATATCAATCAGACACATAAGCTTCCCAACTCGGCGGTAAATCCCATTGATGACGCTCCGCGTCTCCTGGTCCCCCAATTTTTCATACCGGGCAAAATTGGTGAACAGCGCCACGGCGTGATTGATATCGCTTGTCAACTCGTTCCCCGTGCTGATAAGTCGGAACAGAACATTATCTTTTCCTACAAAGTGGAAGATTCCCTCCGCCTTGTTGGAAAGGTCCTTGATCTGCGCTCTTTTTGCCAACTGGTTCATGTGTTTAACCTCCTTTCGTAAAAAATCACTTTGCTTTGCCGTTGCAGCTCCTGGACTCGCTATTCCTTCGCATTTCTTCGCTTCGCCATTCCATTGCCAGACTAATCAACGCATCGTCTTTGCTTTTCACTGCAATGCTATGCCGCTGCCAAGCCTCTCCATGCCTTTCCTTTGCCTTGCCTGTCCGTGCTTCTCAGTGCCGTTGCGTTGCGGTGGGTTGCGACACGCTGCCACTGCACAGCAGTTCACCTCATAGCCACTCCTTTGCCTCTCCTCGCATTGCCTCGCATCGCCATGCCTCAGCGTAGCAACGCCTTGCGCTGCCGTAGCACTGGATTTCACTGCCAACCATAGCCTTTGCTGTACACTGCTCCGGCGGTGCGGTGCCATACGAACCATGCCGTTTCTCCGCGAATCAGGGCCATCAATGCCATGCCGCTGCGGTCAGCTCAGGATTTGGTAAGTGAAGCGGCCCTTGCCGCTGTTACGCCACTGGCCGATGCCGCGAAGTTTGCCGTAGTCCAGCCACTCCAGAACGGCTGCCATGTGGTTGTCATCCATGCAGGTCACCTCGATGATGCACTCGGAACCTGCGGGGATCTCCTCGGAGTTCACGAGACTCACGCGCTCGCCCTGCGCCGTTTGGGCGCGGAGCGGACGCTGGCAATCGCCGATCTCGCCGTTCACGTCAATGGGGATCATCCGGGGGGCAACAAAGATCAGGCCGTCGATGACTTTCTTGTAGGCGGTCAGCTTGCCGGATTCGTTCACGGCCCGCTTCTTTCCCGTCTCGGTCTTGCCGCCGATACGGCCCAGCATCGAGCAGGCGTCCTTAAAGAAGCCTTTGATCTGGTAATCCCAGAAAGCGGGCCGCCCGTTCTCGTCCCGGGGGAAGACGGTCATGGCCTTATCGGCGGCAGGCACTGCGCCCAGGGCCGCGACTTCGTCCCCCATTGGGGGAGCACACCGGGCCTTGCTGGCGATGAACTCCCGGGCCACGTTGGGATTGGCGGGCCAGGTGCCCAGAACGGGCTCAATGAATGTGATTTTGACTTTGATGGTTTTCATGCTTTTATCTCCTTTTATCGTTGTTGTTTTGCAAGCTTGCCGTGTGGATCGCGGACGGTGTAAGTTAAATTGCCTACAGCGTCCCGAACATCGGCGTAATCGCAGGTGTGGGCGATCTGGTCCGCGTAGTGGATGGCCTGCGCCGATGCGGTCACGGCGTTGCCCTCGAAGCGCTTGGCCTCGTACCCGCCGCTTTTGTGGTAGGCGTAAACATGGTAGTGGGTCACGCTCTCCATCGTTCGTCCTCCGTCCTCTGGGGCCGCGCGTGGGGCTTGTGTACTTTCCTGCTGGCGGCTCTGATCTCCCGCTCTCGCGTCAATCCAAGCGCCCACAGGCAAAGTCCAGCACCAAGCAGAATCACGCTCAATGCAATGTAACCAAGCTGTGAAACCAGCCCTGCAGCGTTCTCAATTCCGCCTCCGGCCATAACGGCCAGCACAAACGCTGCGACGCCAGTCGTATAAAATGCATAAACTCGAATCATGGGATTATCACCTCTTCCAGCATGTAAAAATCCTTTATCCACGCAATAAACCGGGCGCGGGAAATGATTGGATTTGCTCTCTTTGTTCCAACGGATGGAATCGCCCACGAATACATTCCCGACTGAATTTCTTTCGTGAGTGTGCGCTCAGTCTTTGGAATCTGATTTGCCCTCAGAATCTCGCAGCAGTCGTGGATTCCGATTCCGGGCGTCTGGGGCCTTTGCCTCTGCATCTGCTCCATGCGGATTCTCCTTTCTTTTTTGTTTTGCCTGAATGTGTTTCAGGCGCTCTGGCTGGCGCTTGTCCCATCGCTGCTCAAGCCAGCGCTTATTTTTACCGTTCACGGCTGATATCTCCGCCGCATTCCACTTTAAAAATGCGGATGCCATCAGACAGCGGATAGTAGTGCAGCACATCCAAAGGGTTCTCGCAGGCGTGCATACCAGCGTGGCAGCAGTCGGCCTTGTCCTCATGGTAGGTCTTGCCCACCTCGTACTGCTTGCCACGGCACTGCATATTTTTGTCCATGGCCTTGTAGGTGATGATCTTCTCACTCATGCTTATATCTCTCCTTGTTGCAACATAAGTACATATTTACCATAGCTGACGCCCAGCTTCTTTGCCTCGGCGTCTATCTCTGCGACGCTCGGGCCCGTGTACTTCGGGCGGGAGGGTTTAGCTGCCGGAACCATATTGTAGTTTTGGATGTAGGTATGCTTGTACTCACGCTTTTCTTCTGGCGACTTATACTTTGATGGGTTCGCCCGCCGGGCGCAGGTGGGGCAATAGGTGCGGTGGCGCGGGTATGCCACCAGCGATACGCCGCAAAGCACGCAATTGGTGTGTTTCTTCTGTGCAGGCATGGTCAGCGCCTCACTTCTTAGAGCTGCCAAAGCTGCCGATGAGCAAGAGCGCGATCCACGCCGCCGCTCCGGTAGCCCAGGTGAACGTCCAGTGCATCAATGCGCAGATGGCCCACACGGCGGCGCAGGTAACACCCCACGAGATACCCAGCAGCACAGCAAGGATTGCAACGATCATCAATGCCTTAGCCACGGTGCGCCACCTCCTTGCCAACAAGTTTTCTGGAGGTGGCGGTGTTCAGCTTGTGCCAGGTTTCCGGATTCTTTGGCTCCGGCCGTTCCGGGGGCTTCACATCATCTGCACAATAGAGCGCCTGCTGCAGGTCTTCCACGATGATGCCAAAATCATCGGCCATAGCCTGCCACATATCGCTCTGGAACTTGTAATAGGCGTTCTGTGCGTGGAACTGATGGCGCTGCTGGAGCTTCTGGTACTGGGTGATCAGCGCCCTGATATGGTCTTTAAGCGTCATGGCCGTTCACCTCGTCCTCTTCCAGCAGCTTTTTCAAATCGTCCAAGAACTGGCCGCACATCTTCGCTTTTATAGCTTCCTCCGACTGGCCATACGGGCCGCAAAACGGCCCGGTCTTGAAAAACGACTTTGAACGGAAGTCCTCTTCCAAGAACTGATACTTGCCAATCAGCTGGCAAACCTTATCGCGCATCGTGGTTTTCATAAAGATCCTCCTTGCATCAATGACGCATAACAATGTTGGACGAATGAACCAGATAGGTCACACCGTCAATCACAACCTGAAGCTGGTCACCTTCATAGTCGGACCAGCTTTCGACATTGCCCTCGACAATCGTTCCGTCGGGCATTTTCAGCTGTGCCCAGTTGTATTCATAAGTCAAATCGATGATCTGCTTATTGCATCCGGCCATCAGCAAAGCGCTTGCCAATACGGACGCTACGCAAACAATAGCTTTTTTCATGCTTGCTTCTCCTTTACCGTTCATGCAGTTCAGCGTCATGTTACGCACCCCTTTCAAACGTGGTCTGTTCCATATTCTCTTTGTGGTCGATGCTGGGCGTCAGGCCAATGGCCTTGAGCTGCTCATAAATGAACCGCTGGCCCGCTTCCGTCCAAACGGTGGTGTTTGGCGTTGTGATCTTGCCACTGTTGTGCTCAAACGGACGGCCTTTGCGGTTTTTGGTGTAACCTTTGCTGCTATACTTTGCGTATAACACCCACTGCCCGTCGCTGTTCTTCCACTGGATTTTCAGCCCGTGCAGGATGCTGTTCAGCTTCTCGCCGCTCATGCCGTAATCCTTTGCAATGCTGGTAGCGGTCCGGCAGTTATCGCCAATGCACACGGCCCTGGCATACTCTGCATCTGGCTTCAGATCGCTGTTCTCTGCCAAAAGCTGTTTGTTTACGGCCTTGAGCTGGTCGTTCTGCCTCTGGGCGATAAGCACCGCACGGCGCATGACCGCTTCCGGGCTGTTCCACTGCGCCTCCACGGCCAAGAAATACTGCCGGGCCTGCTTGCCACGCTCGTTGCGCTGGATCATGCACAGCTCTTTGGCCATTGGAATGGTGAGTTGGTGGTCGGTGCGGGGCTTTCCTGCAAGGCCGTCAGACCTATTTTCCAAAATTGGAACATAGTCCTCGCCCTCGGTGAAGCCATACTCACACATCCGCTTGAACCAAGTGGTATAGTTGCTATCAACCTGCAAAAACTCGTGCAGTTCCCGGCCACTCACCGTGGGGCGTTCCGGGTTGTCGTAGCTGACAGGAATCAGCGATTTTAAATCATCCATGCTTTCACCTCCCATCACGCCACCCCGTCCCGATGGGGCTGGTGGCTGTTCTTTCCGTCTGCCTCATCGTAGACAACAAGCTCGTTCAGTGTGACCTTGAAATACTTTGCGAGCTTGAGCAGCTGCGAAAGGCTGGGCCCGTAAATCGAGCGCTCCCACTTTCCGATTGCGCCGTTGCTCAGGCCTGCCGCCGCCTCCAGATCGGTGCGGCTCAGTCCGTGCAACTTGCAAAACTGGTCAATTTTTGATACATTCACTAGCAATTCTCCTTTCCGGGCTTGAAAATCACTAGAAAATATGCTACTATGTATTTGCAAGGTACAAAGTGAATAAAATCTAGCGTCTGCCCGATATAATATTGTCAGGGGCTTTGGTTTTGTTTGCCCTGTGCTTAGTATTATACTAGCCAAGTGGCTATTTTGCAATAGCCAATCTGCAATTTAGTGAACATTTGGCTATTTTCACAGAATAGCGAGGTCTTTTCTATGCGAAATGTGGAGAGAGCTAAAAAAATCGCTACTGAAAAAGGGATCAACGTTTCTTTTGTATGCCGAGAGATTGGAAAGAGCCGCGGCTATATTTCGCAAATGATAGTAAGCGGACGTGACTTCCCGGATGAAATGCTAGTGCCAGTAGCCAATGCGCTAGGCGTCACGGTTGAGGAGTTGACCGGCGAGGAGCAAAAAGAAAAGCCCAGCACCCAGGAGACGGTAAGCTTGAGCGGCCTGTCTCCTGAAGATGCTGAGCTTGTACAAAAGATTCTGAACGCTTCGGAAGCGAAAAAGAATGCGATCCGGGAGCTGCTCTGAATCAGCTGTTTAGAATATCGAGGACTTTCTGACGAAATGCAGGGTCGCTCTTAAGCTTTTCGATGATTTTTCTGATTTCGTCCGGGCTGAAAGAGTTGTCCTGCATTTTGTTTTATCCTCCTTATATAATATTATGAATGTGTGAGGTGTTGCGGTATGGGGCTTCTATCTCTTGTCTTTGGGAAAAAGCCTACATCTGAAACAAAACCAGAAAGCAAACCTGATGCAGTAGCGGATAGTCCCAAAGCGGAAGAGAACGAGTTTTCAAAGCCCTTTGTGGATGAGCCACCAATTCCCGATGGAGATAAAAAGTTTTACGAAAAGCCAGAGTATTACACTGACTTTGTTCCGTCTTTTTCGCTCAAAGCCAAAAACGGGATGCTGCGCGTGCAGTCTTTTGCGGAGCGAAAGAAAACATCTTATCCATCCCCCAGAGGGCTGTATGTGGGTGAAATTGCACTAATACACTATTGCTCCTTTGGCGATTATCCAAACCCAAAGCGGGGGTACCCAGGCTTCTGGTGGTTTGAATACGGTATGAAAAACGTCAATTTTTATCTGGAATCCCTTGAAGAAAGAGGGTTTATCCAGATGCAGGAAAACGGGAAATACGCGCCAACGGCATTTGGAAAGCAAGAAGTAGCTGACAACTTTTATGTGGTTTATATGATGAACGCTCCTGGGCTGACGGTTGATAACCTTGAAGCGTCTGATGATTTTTCAGTTTGGGGCATCAATCGGAGACTTGCAGGTGGCGATCCGCGTAACTGGGAAGATGTTGTTTACCAGATATGGCGCGAGATTGACGAATACAAGGCTTGCAAAAAAGCCGAGGAAGATGCAAAACTCAAAGCCGCCGGAATTGATGTGGATAAATACAGGAAAAAGTTTGAATCTTCTTCGCTAAACTGGAATGAGCTTGGTTTTCGTGATAGTTTGGGCCGTACCGCTGCAGCTCTAAGCATAGATACGTCTTATGCAAATAAACTTCCTGCCGGATATTTGCAGGCTGTAATGCGGCGCGTTCTGGACAATTTTTTGTCTATTGAGCGATTGAAAGATGTAGCTGGTTTTTTTGATAAAATTGATCTTATCAAAAAAGATTTGAAACAGCTGTCTGCCGCAGAGATGCACGGCGCAAAATTCAATTACAGCCCATCATTGCTTTTATGGAGTGTCGAAACGCACACCAAAGAACTGTTTTCGGTTGTAATTGAAAATTCTTCCAGCGCTCAAATGGACAAAATCTGCTCCTTAAAAACGGATCGTGGTCGAGTGAACTCTAACCAGCGTTGGAAAGATTCTATTGACTTGCTTACACAAAATTATAATGATGATCTAAAATCAATCACTCAAAGCGAGTTTGAAAAACTTGAAAAAGCGAGAGAAGAAATGAAAAGCGAGGTGTAATCATGGCGAATACCTGCCCCATATGCGGTGGCAAGCTGGGCATGCTGAACCGTGAGAAAAGCGCTGACGGCTCGATTTGCGCCAGCTGCAGCAACTTTTTCTTTTCAAAATTGGGCATCCGGGCAGCAAAGCAACCGACAGCTGCACTTGCGGGATACTGGGTTACGCTGGAAAGCCGTCGAAAAACATTCAAAGAAACCGATTCCATCTATGATGGTGACGCGCTCTTTGTGTCCATCGACAAAATCAACCGGCTTTTTTGCTTTGGGCACCGCGGCGGTGATAAAGGCCCTCGCATGATCTACAGCTTTGATGAAGTCGCTGGGTATGAATCTGACGCTCCAGACGATCTGACAGTGACAGAGACCAAGGGCGGCATCGGTCGGGCCATGATCGGTGCAGCTGTTGCCGGTCCTGTGGGTGCGATCGTGGGCGCTACTACCGCCAAAACAGAGACCCGCAAAGGCAGCCGCAGCAAAGAAAACGTTTCCATCCGTTTTACGCTCCCTCTTGGAGAAACCAGTCTGCCAACAACGGTTTATCCCGGCGGCATGACCGCCTTTCTCAAGAGATGCAAAGTCGGCCAGGAGAAGCCACAGGCTGCCGCTCCGGCTGCCCCCAGCGCCGCTGATGAGCTTTTGAAGTTTAAGCAGCTACTGGATATGGGGGCCATCACGGAAGCGGAGTACAACGCAAAGAAAGCTCAGTTGCTTGGCCTGTGAACTTGTTTACAACCGCATTATACAACCATTGATTGTATATCGTCAAGCGTAAAAAAATGCGCAAAACAATTAAAAATTTATTCATTTGCGTTGAATCGTTAAAATTTACGCTGACTTTTGCACGTTTTACGCTGAATACGCGCAAAATATGCGCGTTGTTATTCGTGGTTGCAAGGTTGTTGCAATTTTTGCAACAGCTGCCCGGCAAGCTCCCCGCCGGGAGCGGATGCTGCGGCGTAGAGAGCCTGAACAGACTTTACCTTGCGGGTTACATAAAGCCGTGCCCTGGCTTGTCCCTCTGGCGGCAGGTCTTCATAGCACGCCAGCGCGGCACGGATGTGGGTACAAAAGCTCTGCATTTTATCCATGTTCAATCCTCCCAGGGTTGCGGGGTGCGTGTGGTGCCCGTCAAAACGGTTGCTGGCATCCCGTCAATAATGGTCATTTCGGCATCTTTGCCGTTTCTTTGCTGGATTTCCATTTCGATTTCCTCCTGTTTTTTGTATATGGTGAACAATTTATAATCCAGATAATACCATGCTCCGCAGGAAAAGGAAATACAGAAAGATTGTGTCGAATGGCGCGGAGTTTTTCCGCGTCATTTTTGATTAAAAAACGCGTGTTTTTGTGGAGGTGAGTGCATGAGCTACTTTACGGCAGCCAAAATTGGGAAAGCGCTGGCGGAGGCCCGCGTTTCTGCAGGGTTGAGCCAGCGGGAAATGGCAATCGCCCTCAACCGTGGCGAGCGGACGGTGCAAAGCTGGGAAAAAGGGATTTCCAGCCCGGACAGCGACGAGGTTTTTGATTGGTGCAGCGCGTGCGGGGTGTCTCCCATATCCGTGTTTATGGAGATGATCCACCCGGAGCTGTACGCGGTGCCCGATGACGGCAAGACCGACGAAGAGCTGGACGCGGAGTTGTGCCGCTTTGTGGTAAACTTGCCGCCGCTGACAAAACGGCTGCTTCTCTTTATCCTGAAAGGAAGCCACGGCAGCAGCCCGCCCGCGGTGATCTCCGAGGTTGCGGCAAACCTGCACTGCCCGCTCAATAACCGGGTGAGCATCTGCGGCGCCGTGATTGACCATTACCGCTTTGCGCAATCTATGGGCCTTGACCCTTGCCCGCGGGAGCCACAGCCGCCCATCGAAGATTTGCGCATGAATTACAAGGCAGGCCGTGCGGCCTCTGAGAACGGCGCACAGGGCTATACAGGAAGCAGAAAGGAGTAAGCCGTGGAATGTATCAGGTGCCACAAAGAAGTTCCAGACGGAGCCTTATTTTGCCCGTGGTGCGGTAAGCGCCAGCCTGACTATGCCCCGCCCGTGCAGAGAAAAAAACGCCGCCGCCCAAAAGGCAGCGGCAGCGTGTACAAGCTCAAAGATAACCGGGCAAAGCCCTTTGTAGCCCTTTCCTCCAAGCGGGAAGTCATCGGCACCTATGCCACGTCCGGAGAGGCCGTGCAGGCGTTGGATGCTTATAATGCGCAAACTATGCCCATTGCCCGGATGAAATACACTTTTGCGGACGTCTACGGCAAGTGGAGTGAGGCCCACTATCAAGACGTTGGGCCAAAAGGCAGGCAAAGCTATGAAGCGGCCTATACAAAGGCACGGCGCTTGTGGGATAGGCAGATTCGGGAAATGGTAACGGAAGACTATCAAACCGTGATAGATGACCTTGTAGCCGCTGGACTTTCCCGCTCAATGTGCGAGAAGCAACGGCAGCTTTTCAGCCAGCTGTGCAAATGGTCAATGGCAAACGGAATCATTTCCCACAATTTTGCAGAAGAGATCCGGCTTCCTGCACAACCAAAAAAGAAAAAGCGGGTACTCTCTACAGCGGAAATTGAAAAAATTCAAAAAATTGCAGACAACAAAGCCGACAGCATGTATAATATAGCAAGGCTATCTCTTGTGCTCTACTATACTGGTATGCGTATCAATGAGCTGCTGACCCTCCGCCGACAAGACGTGAATCTGAAAGAGGGGTATATTGTGGGCGGAGAAAAGACCGAGGCGGGCCGTGAGCGCACTATTCCGGTTTTGGAGCCAATCAAGATGATTCTGGCGGATTGGATGTTGGACAGCGTGGGAAGTGAGCTGCTTCTCCCCCCTGCCCACGGCGGCAAGCAACGCAGCGTGAGCGCCACGGAAAAGGCATTTAAAAAGCTCATGGAGCGTTGCGGTATTGAGGGCGCTGTACCTCATGCAATGCGCCGTTCGGCAGCTACACGGCTTGTAGAGGGAAAAGCAGAGCCGACAGCTGTACAGGCCATTCTTGGCCATGCCGATTTCTCCACAACTGCCGATTATTACACTGGTCATGATACGGATTATCTCAAATCCGAGATGGAGAAATTCAAGAAATAGTCTAACGAAAGTTTAACAATCCGGAAATTTTCAACGTTTTATCGTATTGCGCGTATGCTTCCCAAGCAGTAGGCGGCGGGTTCGAGTCCCGTATCCTGCTCCATATTTTAAAGAAAATCCCACGAAACAGCGTTTATTGCTTGTTTGTTTCGTGGGATTTTTGCTTTATTTGCTTTTGAAAAAATGACGATAAAAACTCTAAAAGAATCTAACAATCTAACGGTTAGTCTAACAGATTTTTGATTTTTTTGATAACAAGCTCATACTCTTTCGGATACACCAGCTTTATCGCGTTCATGTGTCTGTCCAGTACCTCCATCAACCCGCTGAACGGCACAGCGCTTGCAGCCTCTACGAATTCGCTCTGCTGTTCTCGCGGTCTTGTGGAATACTCCATCTGCATGACTGGTTCAGGCTGCGGAGCGGGGCTGTTTTCCCGGCTTTCCGCTTCGCTCAACTCATTTCGCACAGTGCAGAGGGCGGCAAGCTTCTCCACGCTCTGCCAGTCCGTCGAACCGCATTTCAGCTTGTGAATGTGGGTGTTGATCTCGTCAATGTCCATGCCTGCCGCCCCCTTTCTTATGCGTTGCGCAAGATGTCAGCGGCCCGCTTGTAGGCGTCACGCTCTGCACCGGTTGCTTCCTGCATCATGTCCTCAATGTCAGAGATCATACGCTCACGGCCATCCGTGCGGGAGTAATGCCCACGAACATAATGACGGCCTCGGTTTGCGTAGCTATTGCCCCGGTTATAGTTTTCGGTACGTCCGTAGTTGCCGCGCATATCAGCTTCCCACTCACCAGCACGGCTATAATCGCCGTCCTCCAGCATCATGATCTTGTCGATATTTTTGATGGTGTCGGTCAGCTTATGTACGGTATCCAGCACGCGCTCGTTCAGGCCGTTCTTGGCATCGCGGTTGTACTCGTCCAGCTCCTCGCAGAGCATTTCACGCAGATCATAGAGATTCTTACTCATGCTGTACTCCTTTCTTATGCAACGCGCTCAACGATCAGACTGCTATTTGCGATGCTGATTGCCTGAGCGCTGGTGTTTTTGAGAGCAACGGTTACGCAGCAGCCACGGGGGACTTCCACGAACACCGCCGTAAAGACGTTGCTGTACTGATCCACTGCAGCCGGGGTGACGATAGCGGTTGCGCTGTTGAGCGCTTCGCCGCCGACAGCCAGCGCCACAGAGATAGCGCCCACAGTGCCACCGTTAGGGATGGCGATGTTGCCGCCAAAACTCACTTTGAACAGTGCCTTGCACTGGTTCGTAATCCCACGCAGCGTCACATTGCCAGCACCTGCTCGGTGGTTGATGCAGTTTGACCCCTTGATAGCTGTTTCGGTCAAGGGAAGATTCTGACCGGCTGCCACGGTCTGGATTGTGGTAGAGGTAAATTCAGCCATTATTCGCGTCCTCCTTTTCTGCGCAGACCCCCGCTTTACTTGCGTAGATGTTTTTCAGCACTTCCATGCAGGAAGCTGAAAAGTCCGGTCGTTCTGTGTCTATCAAAGTATGCAAAATAGAACTGTATAAACTCAGATCCGTCATGCTCATTTTGTTTTTGTCCATGTTGGCCAGATGGTCAACAAACTGCTGCTTCAAGTCTGTTACGGTCATTTGAATGCTCCTTTCATAATAAAAACGCCGGGACTGCTGCCCCGGCGCTCTGGTTTGCAAAATCAGCTCTGGGGCTGAACAGGCTACAAATTGTAGTCAGTTGCCGTTATTCGGTTAGGCGCAACCGTTGCAGCCGCAACCGGTGCCGCAGTTACCGTACTGGTAAGGTGCAGGAACCGGGAAAGCGGGCACAGGGCGGGGGTTGTAGTAGGCCAGCTGACCGCTCATGTAGGCCTTGAGCGTTTCGTTCTGGGCTGCCTGAGATGTCGCAAGATGTGCTAAGAACAGCTGCTGACCCTGCTCAGCAATCTTTGCGTCCTTTGCCTCGATGCGCTGTGCGGTCAGTGCGTCAAGGATGGCGCGGGCGTTCTGGTTCTGGTTGTCGATGATGTCCCGGGTGGTGTTCTGCACCGTGTTCCGGGTCTCGCAGGACTGGGTGGCCAAATTGTAGTTGACGCCCTGAATGGCAGAGCGGTTCTCGCAGCAGCACTCCTGCTGCTGCATCTGCATGGCAAACAGCTGCTGCATGAACGCCGCCTGCTGGTTTGCACGGCTGATCTCTGCGGACATAAAGCCGTTATTCACGGTCTGCTGCACGCCGTTGACAAGCTGCGCCTGCTGGTAGAAGCCATCACACATGCCGTTGTTGATACCATCCATCTTGCGCTCGATGTTGGCAAAATCGGAGGTCAGGACGTAGCCGTCAACGACACCGGCGCCGGTGTTGCCATTGCCGCCCCAGTTGCCGCCCCAGCCGCCGCAGAAGGCGAACAGGAACAAGATGATGATCCACCATGCGCCATCATTGCCAAAGCCAAAGCCGTTGCCGCCGTTAGTGTTTGCGGGTTGAACAGGCATGGTCAGAACCGCAGAATCGGAAGAAAGAGACATTTTTGTACTCCTTTCGTGTGTTTTGAATGATTTTTATGCTTGAACCGTGGCCACGGTTACGACTTAATGGAGGAACTGCTGAAACTGCTGCGCCATCGCCTGCAGCTGGTTCAGCTGGTTTTGTGACATTTTGCCGGATTGCAGCAGTTTTTGCACCTCTGCTTTAGGGTCGCCTTGAAAGTTTGCACGGAACTGCTGGAACTGCTGCATCATCTGGCCAAACTGACCCATAGGGTTTGGCATGGCGGGCATACCGCCGCCTAGTGCATTAAAAAGAGGATTCGCCATACTTATTTGACCTCCGTTTCAGGCTTTGCAGGCTCTTGCTTCTCAAGTGCCGCACAGCGGGCTGCCAGCGCGTTAAACTCTGCCCGGGTGACAAACTCCACGCCGGGCTGCTGCGCCGTTTGTGGCGGCGTTTTTGCGGCTGTGGTGCGCTCCTTGTAGTCAAACACCCGGAGAGGAAGCGGCATCCCGCTTGCATCGGTGCTCTTGATGTAAAATGCGCTGTTTTCGCTGTCCATCAGGAGCACGCTGTTCCCGGCAGCAACCATGTATGCTTTTGCGCCCTCCTCGCCTTGCACCCAAATGATGGACGGCGTGCCCTGCGTCTGCTGCGCCGTTTGCCCCATCATGGGCTGCTGGTAGGCGTTCTGCCGCAGCTGTGCAAGCTGATCCGGCATTGCCTGCCCATAATAGCCGGGCTGGTATCCGTATGGAATGTATGGCATCGCTTAGTCCTCCTTGTACCAGTAGTAGATCGGGCATTCCGTGCCACTGTCCCAGCTGTCCCACCACTTGCCATCGATGACGGCCAGAACGTGGCCGGAGCAGCCCAGTACATACACACCGCGGGGGTACTCCCGGGCAAAATCTGCCACGGTGTAACAGGTGGTGCAGTCTTCCTCCACCAAACGGCGCTTGAACCCGCGCTTTTGGAGGTATGCACCCCATGTGCGGTTGGCGCTGGGCATATCGCCGAGGGCGTAACCGGTGAGCGCCAGCGCAATATACGCCTGCTCCCAGCTTTGACCGGTGGCCGCAGCTACCGCCCGCACTACGCAGTCCCCGACGCTGCTCCCGCGCGGGTTCGGGTTAAACTTGTGCCACATGGCACCCCCTCCCTTTGCACCCAGTGTACTTTTTTAAACCGCCGTGAGTGCCAACGAACGCCAAACGAGTGCCAAAAAAGAAAAAAGCGCCCGCACGGCAGCGGGGCCGCGCAGGCGCAAAAAAGGTGCTCAATGAGCATAAAATTTTGCAAAAAGCCTTGACAAATACGCTCAATGAGCGTATACTGTAGACAGTGAAAGACACCACACAAAATCAACTGGAGGCAACTAAAATGAAAGATTATTACAGCAGTGCAGCAGCGATGTTCGATGGCGGTTGGAGAAGCACTGACAAGGAAGAGTGGATTGCAGAGTATTGCAGCCAGGCTTGTGATGACCCGGCAGACCCCGAAGAGTGGGAAGAGTACGAGAAATATTTCAAAATGTTTGAAGAGAACGAGCAGTAAATAAAAACTCCCCGAGTGATGCGCGAACACCACCCGGGGAATTTATCAATCAAAAAAGGAGAATTGCAATGTATAATGCAGCTGAACTTTTCGTCATGGCATCTGACCCAAAGGCCGTTAAAGAAGTTTTTTTGAACAACGTCACCCTCAGCGTGGAGGACGATGCCTCTGGGTGCGTTGATCTGGACGCCCAAAAGACTAAGCTTGAAAATATTTGGAAAATCGCCCACATGCCTTTTAAAGAGATGGTGGAAGAGACAGGCCTCACGAAGACGGCCTTTGCCAAGATGGCCGGGGTTCCTTATCGTACACTGCAAGGCTGGTGCGGTGAGACAAGAGAGTGCCCTGTATACGTCCGCTTCTTGCTGGCAGAGCATTACGGACTGCTGTAAGGGGGGCGATTTTATGCCGAGGCGAGGGCTTGTACCCATGGTATGGATTTTGATAGACCCAGATGGAGGCCGGCACAAAATTTATGATCTTTCCGAGTGGGCCCGTCAAAACGTGCAGCTTTTCTTTCCTGAGAATCCGCCAGAAAACGCCGCTCAACGGATCTGTATGGGCTTTCAGCCCATAGCAAGAGGGATGCGAGAGCCGGAAAGGAAGCACAAGGCCAAAACATACAAAAAATGGACGCTGGAGGAGCCGCCAAGACCGCGCACAGACGAAGATACAGAAGATTCTTTTGAGTCGGCCCGTCCGTGGGTGTCCATCGGAGACCGATTTGGGGCGTTGACGATCATAGACACAGCCCCGCAAAAAGTATACTCTGATGGTGGCGTTGCAGCCATGTGGAAAGTATACTGCCGTTTTTGTGGCAAGACAAAAGTGATGTCGTATGCAGCCATAAAAAGAGCGGTTTCTTGTGGATGCGTCGCAAGCATCCAGAGAAAAATTTTGTGTCAGATCTGCTGGAAGCAATTTTCCGGCACTGCACGCTCAAGATACTGTCCAGAGTGTAAAAAGAAGTATGGAAAAGGAAGAGCATCGCTTAAATATTTTGAAACGCCCCGTCCAGACTGGGCCGAAGCCATCAAGCCAGAGCTTCCGCCAGAGCCAAAAGATGACCTTTCCGGAAAGACTTTTGGAAGCTGGAAAGTGCTTTGCCCCGCAAAAGAGCCGCTTTACTATATATGCAGGTGCGAAAAATGCGGAAGCATAAAAAGCGTTTATCGAAGCTCTCTTCTTCAGGGGACAAGCACACAGTGCTTGAGCTGTGCCGGAAAAGGTCCTCAGCCCGGGATTTCAAAATCACACTTTAAAAAGGCGTGTGAAAGGTACGTCGGAAAAGTGACAAACGGCTGGCTTGTGCTGGAAGTGCTTCCAAATGATAAAAAAGGAAAAAGTTTCCCCTGTCGCGCGATATGCCCAAAATGTGGAAAAGAGACGGTCACAAGGCTGACAAGATTAAGCAAAATCCAGAGCTGTGCAGAGTGCAGCCAAGACCTTGGGAAAAAGGCGAGCGCAATCGCCCCAATCATCTGTGCAGATGGCTCAAAAATTACGTCAATTCAGTCCCGCATGGACGGAAAAATCAACAAAAATTCTTCTACTGGAGTCAACGGCGTTACAAAGAGAGAAAACGGAAAATATTTTGCGTACATCAATTTTAAGCGGAAGCAAATCGGCCTCGGGATGTATGATAAGCTGGAGGACGCAATAGCCGCCCGAAAAAAGGCAGAAGAGCTGATCTATGCCCCATACCTTGAAGCGCATGAGGGATGGCAGGATGATCTAAAAAAAGCCCTTGAAGAGCTGAAGAAAAAGTAAAAAATCTCTGATGAGCTCTATCCCAAGTACCTCAAAGTGCTGGAGGACATGGAGTAAATAAAAAAATCCCCCGAGTGATGCGCGAACACCACCCGGGGGATTTTTTGTGAAAGACACCTCACAGGGAGGCGTGCAGATAGTATATCACACGCCCAGCATTTTATCAATGCTTTGCAGGCGATAGCTCACCGCCTGCCGGGAGTAGTGGGTGCGTGCTGCAATGTCGGCCTGCGGGAGCCGCTCAACGTACCGCAGTAAGGCTATCTTACGGTCTACCCTCCCAAGCGGTGCGCTTTTGATGGCGGCGGTCATCTGCTGCCGGTCAAGTCCTTGCAAGCACAGTGGTAGCACTACACGAGCCGCCGCCACAGGCAGCACCGAGCCAGAAAGGCTGCGGCAATTGTCCGGCGTTGCGCTTAGATACGCATTTTGCCGTATTAAGACCAAAAATTTGCAATTTTCTATCAAAAATGGGCCTTAATGTCCCGATTTTGGTGGCCTTAACAAAATCGCTCCATGTAGTGCTTGCCATAGTATAATCCTTTCTACGGCTCAAATTTCAACCTTGCCGTTTTCATCGTACACGTCAAACCATTCTTCGCAGTATTCGTGCACACGCTCACGCAAGCTCTTGATGTACCTGAGAGACTTGCAGGTATATACCTTCATGCCCTGATATTTTCCATCAAGCCCGGTAAAAGTACCGCGATAAAAGCGCCCCATTCCTTTGGCTTTATAAATGGAACGAGGCTCGCCCATTTCTGTATTTTTGAGATAATACATTTTGTTCCTCCTTACTGCTTTTCCAATGCCGCTTTCATGCGGTCAAAGAAAAATTGAATCACGATGCCGATGGTCTCATCGGTGATGGCCCACGAGATAAAACGCCCATACTTGCTTGAAGCCAGGGCCGCGCGGAGCATCTGAGCCACCCAGGCTTTGCGCTCCGCGCCTTTCTTGGTGCCCTGGATATCCTTTTCTGCCTGCTCGATGAGCTGGAGCACGGTGGGCTTGACCGCCGCACCATAGCCAAGCCGGATGCAACCCAGGGCGTAAAACACAAAGCCGCCCAGCATCAGTGCAAGGGCCACCGGGCCCGGGACGGCGTTCAGGATTTTTGCTGCTGCGTCCATGCGCTTTCTCTCCTCTCATACAAAAATTTGTCGATTTCCTCCGCGCTCTGCTCCATTGCTTTGATATTATCACCTGACAGCTGAGCGCCTAAAACGGCGCGGTTGGAACGCAAAAGGATGGTGATGGCGTTTTCCAGCGCCCCAAAATGCTCCAGATCGCGGCCCAGAGCGGCAGAGTGGTTAGAGTAGCCCGTCTCAAGCACTCCCACGCGCCTGTCCAGCTCATCCAGCCGCTTGTCCTGTGCGTCGTTGGGAGCCTGTGCCTTTTTGATGTACTTGTGGATGATGTCCAGCACCTTGTCCAGCGTAATCGCTGCCGCGCACGCACTGCCCAAGATGCCCACAATCCAAATCAAAGCCTCTTTTTCAGTCATGTGCCCTCCCTGAGCCGCGTCAGGCCCTTTGTCTTGATGATCTTTGGGTAGTTGCGGGTGGTGACGTTCAAGTCTACGTTGCCCATGATACCCGGCACAGAGCCCTTGCTGGTGTGCTGGTGGGCGTGGTAGATGTAATCCACCTTGGGCGTCTCGCCCGTGTAGTCGGCCAGCCAGACGTCCCAGCGGCCTGCCAGGCGCTGCATGTCCAACTCATAGCTGTAACCCGTGTAGGTGTACAGCTGGGCATAGAATCCCATGGCTTCCACCTTTTCCAGCGCATACGCCACAACGTTGGTGAGGTCGAGGGTGCTCATGGGCTTGAGCTTGTTTTCCTCCACGTCCACCGCAAGGGGCATGGTCAGCTCCTTGCCGTAGACCGCCTGCCGCACAAGAGCAAGCTCTGCATCGGCCATCGCTTCGCTGGTGGCGTAGGTGTAGTAGTAGACGCCCACGTCCAGCCCAGCGGCCCGGGCGCCGCGGTAGTTGCGCTCAAAGGTCGGGTCGATGTACAGCCCGTTCGACCGCTTGCTCATCTTCGGATTCGTGGAGACCGTCTTGAGCATGACGCCCTTGTAGCCCGCAGCGGCTACCTGTGCCCAGTCGATCTGGCCCTGATAGCGGCTCACGTCGATGTATCGGTAAGGCAGCGGCCCGCCCCAGCCGGGGGGAGCGGCGCTCTGGGTGTCCACAGTGGACACCGTAGAGGAAGTAGGCTGTGCGGTGGAGGTGTCTGCCGCTTCCTTTGCGTGGGCAAGGGCGGAAAAGAGGCGGGAGAGGAAGTTTAGGAGGTTCATGTGGTCACGTCCTTTCAGTTTTTGGTAAGATAAAGCTTCCTTTTGTCACTTAAATCATCTTTTCTATAAGGGGAACATAGCATTTTTTATATCCGATGTCGTTTGGATGAGCAGTATCTCTGTCAAATGGTTCTCCACTTTTATAGTTGCAATAATACGCGGCCATTTCTTCTATACAAGTGTTCATCGCTCCGGCAGCATATACATCAGCAATCGGAACTCCCCACTTTGTGCAAATTTCAACGACCTTATCGTGTTGCTCTTTTTGCTTGGTCTGGTCTAATGCCGCCATGTGATGTGGCATAATAAAAATTAACTTCGATTTTGTCCATGTTTTTGTAATCAAACAAATCGATTTTTCAAGTGCCCCGCAAAATGTAGCGTCATTGAAATCGGACGCATTATAACTGATTCCGACTTCTCCAACCGTTATATTTGCAGTAATATCGTTTGTGCCACCCTCTAAAAAAATAAGAGAGAAATCATCATTTTTGTGTTCGTTTACTGCCGTTTCTACTTGATTTACTACACCATCCCCCCACTTGTTAGACATACATTTTCCGCCAACTGAATAATCGTATAATTTGTTTTCAACATTATATTTTTGAGCAATTATTCTTGCATAAGATGTAGCAACATCATCAATCCGATTCCCAATTCCTTTTGCGATACTGTCTCCAAAGGAAAGAATATTTGTATTTCTAACCGTAGTCGTTTTTGTTAATAAGGAATCTTTAAGAGATTGCGACAAATCGGTTTCATTTATTACTTTAAAATTTTTATATGAATACGCTTGAATTACAGAATTAGACATAGATTTTGGTGTGATATAAGCGTAATCAGAACGTCTTACAGATAATGAGAAATAATCACCATCTATCTTATAAGAAAAACTTTTTGTATTTGAAACTAATCCACTACTTTTTACAAATTC